CCGCAGTTCTCGTTCATGCAGGGCGCTATGGAGCGACTCGCTTCTATGCCGGGGGATAAGCACTGCGAACTCAAGATGGGTCTAACCGCTGATCTTGAGCCGTGCGGTTTCTTCGACAAGAACGTGTGGTTCCGCGGTATTGTTGACCTTCTAAATATTCACAACGATACCGCACGTGTAGTGGACTACAAAACTGGCAAGAGTTCAAAATACGCCGACGTAGGGCAGCTAACATTGATGGCACTATCGGTGTTTAAGCATTTTCCACAGGTGAAAAAGGTAAAGGGCGCGCTGCTCTTTACCATTGCCAACGAGATCGTGAAGCAGGACTACTCCGTCACCGACGAGGGCGTACTGTGGAAACCGTGGATAATGAAGTATTCGGCCTTGGAAAAGGCACACGAAACAAATGTATGGAACCCTAGACCATCGGGGCTATGCCGAAAGTACTGTCCTGTGGTAGAATGCGCCCATAACGGGGGTTGATTGCCATGCCATATACTAAGTCTCCTAGGCCATACAAACACGAATACCAAATGCAGAAGAAGCGTGGCGAGCACCCAGACCGCATGGAGCGGCAACGTGCTCGTCGTGCGCTAGACAAAAAAGGCGTAGATCGTACCGGTAAGGATGTTAGCCACAAAAAAGCGTTGGCCAAGGGTGGCACAAATGCAGACGGCTATAAACTAGAGAGTCCATCGAAGAACCGTAGCCGGAACGGGCATAAGCCCGGCGAGAAAAAAGGTTAGGTAGAACCCTAACAACTAGGAGAACCACATGCAGATCATCGACAATAAGGCGTTGCTTCTCAAGCTACGCAATACAAAACAAGTCACTACAATCATACCAAAAAGCAAAGCAGTCAGTGAGAATGAAGTCGTTGTACACTGGGGTGTGAACGAAGCGCACACACTGCGTGGGCTGAATATTAAGGTGCCGTCCCCCATCGAGAGCCGCTATGTATGGACGGGTAGATTTCAGCCCATGTCGCACCAACGTACTACCGCGGCATTTCTAACTATGAACAGGAAGGCGTTCTGCTTTAACGAAGCGGGTACGGGCAAAACCGCCAGCGCCATTTGGGCCGCAGACTTCCTAATGAAGCAGGGTATTATCAAACGCGCATTAGTTATATGCCCCATATCCATTATGGACAGTGCGTGGCGCGCAGACCTGTTTTCGTTTGCCATGCACCGGACTGTGGACATAGCGTATGGTTCGGCAGCCAAACGCAAAAAGATTATCGCCGCGCAGCCAGAGTTCCTAATTATCAACTACGATGGTGTTGAGATTGTACGTGACGACATAGCAGCTGCTGGCTACGATCTTATTATCGTGGACGAGGCAAGCCACTACAAGAACGCCCAGAGCAAGCGATGGAAGGTGCTGAACTCGCTGGTAAAGCCAGATACTTGGTTGTGGCTTATGACGGGTACACCCGCCGCGCAGGGGCCAGAGGACGCATATGGTTTAGCAAAGCTGGTCAACCCTACCGGCGTGCCAAAGTTTTTCAACGCTTGGAAAGACATGGTAATGCTCAAGATTTCGCAGTACCGCTGGAAGCCGAAGGAGAACTCCGAGTTTACAGTACATCGTGCGCTGCAGCCAGCTATACGGTTCACAAAGGATGAGTGCTTAGACCTGCCTGACATGCTCTATGTCAAACGGGATGTAGCCCTGACTAAACAGCAAGAGCTGTATTACAGTCGTCTAAAGAAGCAGATGGTAATGGAAGTTGCCGGCGAACAGATCACGGCCGTTAACGCCGCGGTTATGATGGGTAAGCTTCTACAAATATCGGCCGGCGCAAGCTATACCGAGTCTGGCGATACGGTGCAGTTCGATATCAACAACAGATACAACGTATTGAAGGAAGTGATCGCGGAGAGCGCCCACAAGGTGTTGGTATTTGTTCCATTTAAGCATGTGATTAACATGCTATCCGCTCAACTAACCAAAGACGGTATCACAAATGCAGTCATAAACGGAGACGTAAGCGCCGGAGAGCGAACCGCGATCTTCAAACAGTTTCAACTGCAACCAGACCCACGAGTATTAGTTATCCAACCGCAAGCCGCGGCCCATGGAGTAACGCTCACCGCGGCAGATACGGTCGTGTGGTGGGCGCCAACATCTTCGCTCGAAACCTATGCACAGGCCAATGCGCGTGTGCACCGCAAGGGGCAGACCAAGAAGTGTACAGTTGTACAACTGCAGGGGTCGGGCGTGGAGCGTCGAGTGTATAGCATGCTCGACGATAAGATCGACGTACATACAAAGGTTGTCGATCTTTATAAAGATTTACTTGACTAGTGCATTAGATAGCAGTATATATCAGTTCTTAGTAGTGAAGGAGAACCACTATGGATGACGAAACAGTGGGCAATACCGCGCCCACACCAGATATGTTGACCAAGACATACATCAAAATCCGTGACAAACGGGCCGAACTTAAGGCGGCGTTCGAACAGCAAGATGAAGTTCTTGAGATGCAGATCAACGCGATCAAGGCCGAATTGCTGGACTACTGCCGTTCGCAAAATATCGACAGTGTGCGTACTGCACATGGAACGTTTTACCGTACTATGAAAACCCGCTACTGGACGAATGATTGGGATTCTATGAACAAGTTTATCTTGGAACATGAAGTCCCGCATTTCTATGAAAAGCGGCTTAACCAGACGGTGGTAAAACAGTTCCTCGAAGAAAACCCCGATGTACTCCCACCCGGCCTAAACGCTGACAGTGAGTATGTCATCACTGTGAGGAAGAAGTAATGACTGACAAACCTTTTGTTACCATTGAGGGTGTAGCGGAGCATTTTGTCGTATCGGTAGCGACCGTGCGTACATGGCTTCGTAATGGAACTATACCAAGGGATACATACCTTAAGGTAGGCAACACGTATAGGTTCGATCTGCCAAAGCTGGCAGCGTCCCTACTCAATGCACCGAAAACCGCTGTGCAGCTTGAGCTGAACTTCAACAAAGAAACTGACAACTAAGGAGAACGAAATGAGTGATATTACCCTTTTTGGCGCTGGCAATCCTCTGGTAAACAGCGATCTGTTTAAGTCGCTGCGCGACATTAACAAAACCCTGTCCGGCGGTGTTGGCGGTGCGGGCAAACGTATTTCGATCAAGGGCAATAAGTTCCGCCTTTTTGTAGATGGTGAGCAGGTATCGGTGAGCAAGGAAGACTATCTGAATGTGGTAGTAGTCAACGCGGCACCGATTTCTCGTACCTACTATGAGGGCACCTACGATCCGAATAATACCTCTGCCCCAACGTGCTGGTCTGCGGATACTCGCGCCCCCGCAGCGGATGTACCAGCGGACCAGAAGAAAGCCGCACGTTGCGCTGATTGCCCTATGAACGTCAAAGGTTCTGGGCAGGGCGAAAGCCGTGCATGCCGCTTCAATCAGCGACTGGCTATCACGCTCGAGGGCAAGCCCGAAGAAGTATACCAACTACAGCTGCCGGCCACGTCGCTATTTGGTGATGGCAAGAACGGCAAGATGCCCATGCAGGCATATGCGAAGTTCCTAGATGCGCATGATACACCCATCATCGCTGTCATGACGCAGATGACGCTGGATGAAAATTCGGAAACCCCGAAGCTGTCCTTTAAGCCTGTTCGCCCGTTGACTGAAGCCGAATTGCACCAAGCTGTTGCCGCCAAAGATAGCGAAGAGGCAATCAAAGCAATCACCATGTCGGTAGCACAAACCGACGGGGTAAAGAAAAAAGACTCTGCAGCGGGTACTAAAAACTACAATCCGGCTAAGGAGACGATCATCGTTGATAGCGAAGACGAAGTAGCCGAACCCAAGAAGGTCCAAAGCAAAAAGACTACTGCGGTGGAAGAAAGTCCCAAAGCAAACATCTCGGCTCTTGTCGCCGAGTGGGACGACGAGTAATCCTTAACAGGCTTGCCGCGACGGGGGATAAAAATAACCTCACCTCGTCGCGGCATTTCAACAGGTAGAGTGGCGGCGATGGATACAACAACATTTTTGCGGTCCGTTCTCGGTACTGCAGGCTCATACTGCGTCCTCGCTATCCGCGAGAATAGACGCGTTCAAAAGTTTTACGATACAATCGAGCAGCTAGAGCACGCTGCTATGAACTTTGACGAAAATGGCTTTGATGCCTACTACGCGCTCGGCACGTTTGAGGAAGCTGGCTCCCGCGAGGCTGATAACGTCAAGCAGATGCGGGCGTTCTTTATGGACCTCGACTGCGGTATCCACCTAAAAACGGGTAAGCCCAAGGATTTCCCAGATCAATATTCGGCCATCTTGGCGCTCAAGGAGTTCGTAAAGACAACTGGGCTGCCTAAACCATTCCTTGTAAGCTCTGGATATGGTGTGCACGTCTACTGGCCGCTGACCGCGCCCGTAGACTTTATGACGTGGTTGCCTGTAGCAGAAAAGCTCAAGGCACTGGCCAAGTCCAAGGGGTTTAAGGCCGACGAGGCAGTGACCGCAGATGCTGCTCGCGTGCTACGCGTACCGGGGACGCATAACCATAAAGGCGACGACACCAAGCCCGTTACATTTTTCGGTGTGTCTGCGCCTACTCCAGTGGAGTTCTTTGCCTTCTCCGCGCGGTTAGAGAACGTGGCTGTTAGCATGCCGACTAACATGCCGGCTAAGCGGTACTCACCCGCTGTAACAAATAACGCTATGATGGACGCCCTGATCGGTAAACGTGAATCGTCGTTTAAGACGATCATGCAGAAGACGATAGCTGGCAAGGGCTGCGCACAGTTGGCCTATGCTATCGAGCACAGGGCAGAACTAGCAGAACCTATGTGGCGCGCTGCCTTATCTATTGCAAAGCACTGCACCGACATGCCGAAGGCTGTGCGCACTGTATCTATGGGGCACCCCGACTACGACGAAGACACGGCAATGCGTAAGGCCGATCTTATCAAGGGGCCCTACCTATGCGCTCGCTTTGAGGAGTATAACCCCGGCGGGTGCCAAGGTTGCCCGAACTGGAACAAGATCAAGTCGCCAATCGTACTCGGTCAGCAGTTCACAGAGGCCACTCCGGAAGACAACGTCGTTGTAGTTGAAAACCCACAGGCACCAGAGGCACCGCCAAGGGTATACGAAATACCACCATACCCAAGCCCGTACTTTCGCGGGAAAGATGGCGGTGTATTCATCCGTGTAATTGATGACGATGGTGAAGTGAGCGAGCGTATCGTATGGCACCATGACCTATACGTTGTGCGTCGCCTAAACGACCCCGAGCAGGGTGAAATCGTCGAGATGCGCCACCATCTACCCAGAGACGGAGTGCGGTCATTTGTTGTACCACTATATGTAGTTACATCCAAAGAAGAGTTTCGAAAAGTACTCGCCACCAATGGCGTCATAGCGATCAACAAAGAGGTGGATGCGATCATGAGCTTTACACAAAGTATGGTTAAAGACCTACAGATTACAACACAGGCGGATAATGCACATCGACAGTTCGGCTGGCTACCAGACTGCAAGGGCTTTGTCCTAGGGGATAAGGTTATCTACGCGGACCGTGTTGACTTCAATGCTCCGTCGGCCGCAACTCGCGGCATGCTGGAGTTCTTTGAGCCCGAAGGTACACTAGATGGCTGGCGCGAGGCGGTAAACTTCTACAACCGCCCCGGCTTTGAGCTGCATCAGTTCATTACCTGCGTCGGTTTCGGCTCGGTGCTTATGAAGTTTCTTCCGATCAACGCGGCCCTGCTGCATATATGGTCGAAGGACTCAGGCTTCGGAAAAACGCATGCGCAATACGCGGCGCTTTCTATTTGGGGGACCCACGTAAGCTGCTGCTGCAGGAGCGTGATACCCATAACTCTCGGATGAACCGCGCCGATGTTATGCACAGCCTTCCCGTCTGTATGGATGAGATCACCAACATCAAGCCACAAGACGCCTCGGACATGATCTACCAGATCACCGGTGGCCAGCAGCGCAATCGCTTGTCTTCTACGGGCAATACAGAGCGCTATCGTGGCGATCCTTGGAACTTGCTGTTTATCTCGTCTGCAAACTGCAGCCTTATAGACAAAGTTGCTATGGCGAAGGCCATGCCAAAGGCAGAAGCCCAGCGAGTGCTGGAAATTGAGACAAGCAAACTCTTTACCGAGAAGGCAGATAAGCGCCAGACCGACGAGTTCAGCACAAAAATCCAGATCAACTACGGCCATGCAGGTATTCTGTTTGTGCAGTATGTTATGGCAAACCTTGCTGAAACGAAGCTACTTGTGGAGACTCTACAGCGTAAGATCGACGAAGCCGCGGACCTTGGCCCAGAAAACCGCTTTTGGTCAGCTGCAGTAGCTACTTCGCTTGCGGCAGCGGTAATCTGCAAACACCTCGGGCTACTGGACTACGACATCCCAACGCTGCGCAACTACATTATCAAGAACATTCTCAAGGCCAATAAGGCAGTCAGCGCTGAAATGTCGCTCGATCCGATGGACCTAGTAACGTCTTATACATACCAGAACCTAGGCCGCATTCTGCAGATCAAGTCTACTATCGACCGGCGTGGCAAAGGTAACGAAAACGGTATTGATGATCTAGTTACGCCAGACCAGCAGCCCAAGACGGCCGATATTGTTGGGCGTTATGAGACTGATCTGCATGTACTTTTCTTACTACCGACCCCATTCAAGGCTTGGCTTGCGGAGCAGCAGATCAACTACAACTCGGTTCTATCCGAGCTCAAGGCAAAGTACAGCGCCAAGAAATCTAAGATAAGGCTTACCAAAGGCACCAAGATGCGGATGAACGTCGTAGATACCATCGAAATTCCTATCGTTTTGGGCGATGTAGATGGCGAAGAGAGTAAATGATCTAGACCCAGATGGCCTGCGTATCGTCATACCATGGGAAGAATTACGTGTGGGGGGCTCTGTTTTTGTGCCCTGCATAGATGCCAGTGCCTGCGAGCGACAGGTGCAAGGTGTGGCAAAAAGGTTAGGAATCTCCCTAACATGCAGACGTAGAATTGAGGCCCCCTATTTGGGGTTGCGAATATGGAGAACCGCATGATATTGTGTGCCCGACAGTAGGTTCTGCCGCCAGCTAGTCCTCTGTTGTTCTCCTGACTTGCCCCGGCTTCGCGCCGGGGCTTTTTTATTAGAACAGCTGGACGCCCTGATTGTACATCGACTTCAGAACTTCTAGCTCCTCGCGCACAACAGGGTTAAGCGATACCCCTGTTGACATCTCCTTCGACGTACGCTCGTGGTCCTTATACGAGTCCTTGAGAAACTCGTTGTCGATGACTGCCTCTGGGAAACGCTGTGCGATATCTTTATTGAAAGCACGTATGGCTTTTAGGGCCTCTTTGGCGCCTTCTATATCCCCAACACGCATAGCGGTGTAGTATAGCTTTGACAGTCGTGAGCGCTTTTCAACGACGGCGTTGCTGATCCTAAGCGTTAGCTGATTAAGGTCTTGCGCCAGCGTGGCTTTAGTGGGCGTAAAGCCCAGAGCCTGCCCAAGCAGGTCGCTAGAACCCAGATCGCCGGTAATGATGTCTTTGCGCCGTGTTTCGATATCGCCACCGTCGTAAATGTAACGCCCAGCCTTGATGAAGTTACGCACTGCTGCAGGCACCATGTTCTCAATGCCTCGCACCATATCCCCCTCACCACCGGTCATAGCTGAGTAGAACTCAGATACGCCGCGGCCAGCCTGCGTTACAGTAGACCATGCAGGACCACCAAGGTTGGCTACAAGAGTCTCTTCCGCAGAGGGGTCGGTGTTATAGCGGTTCTCGCGGATCAATAGCCCAGTCAGACCGATACGAGACGAGATGTCGAGCCCAGACATATCTGTTAGGAAGCCTTTGTATAGCCCCTCACCAAGATACTTGCGAGTAAGTGAGTCCGCGTCTTCTTCATCCTCACCGAGGAACGCATCTGCTATCATGGACACAAGGCCATAGAGTGGGACACCCGACACCCCTGCAAAGGCAAAGGACGACAGCTGCAGACCAACAAGCTGCTTGAAGGCGACCCGACGATCTTCTGGTGTAAAGCTGGGGTCATTGCTGCCTACCGTTAGCTGCTTTAGCAACTTCATCTGCATGTAGAACAGAGACAGGCCGAAGTTTTTGTACATCAGGGCTACACGCCCGATGCCCTTCTGCGCAAACCTTGGCGCTGCGGCTAGAGTAGCGCCGCCACCCGTTTCCGTCGCTTGGTACACCGCGCGCTCCGCAGCACGGGTGCGTTGCTCAGCCTCACTTAGGCCCCGCTCTGAGTCTCTTGGCTTGTTGCGCAGACGTGCGAGTTCGAGGTTATAGGCAGCCACGAGCGCCACCTGCCGGTTGGCCCGTTCTACTTGGTGGAACATGGCTCCAGAGATAGCCGAGAAGCGATCCCAAAGGTTACGAGCGCGCCCTACATCCTCAGCGCCGATGCTATCATAAAAGATCGAGCGGTTCAGCTGACCGTTCTTAGACGCGACGTCTACCAAAGTGGCGAGCTCCTGCAGGGCAGGGCGTAGTTCCGCCGGTATACCATCGCGCAGGACGTACTCTTGGGTGACTACCTCTTTACCATCGGCGCCCACTGTGCGCTTTTCTCTGAGCACGAAGTAGTTGTCGATGGATGGCATGGCTCTTACCGTGGAGGTTCTTTTACCCTGAAACTCCGCAGGTAGTTCAATTTCACGCGACAACCCGCTGTTAATGAACACCTTGTATGCGTTACCGATGGCGGCGGCGCTCGAACGTGCCCCGTAGCGTCCAGACAGGTATGGGTAAAGCACGACAGGTATCGACGACAAGTTCACAAGTGCCGACGACACGTTCAGGCCAAGTGTGAACGTAAATGCCGTACGGTTAGCAGTTTGCACAGCACGCTCAAACGGTGTGTTCGGCGGATTAACGGCAAATTCAGCCCTATCAGCAAGCTCTGTGATAACCGCTATTTTGCTCTGATCGTCAGTTTTCTTGGCCTGCTGCGCAATGCCATCGGCGATGGCCCTGATCTTGTTACTGTATCCGTACCGTACGCCCTGACGACCTAGATTGTACCCCTTCACACGAAGGGCGTTCACAGAGTCTTCCATATAGCCGCGCGTGTTCTTACGACGCTGCAGAGACTTTGCAAACGAGGTTTCGGGTAGCGCACTTACAAACAGCTTAGTGATTTCCTGCTGGATGCTATCTGACGTGGCCGCGTCTACTCCGGTACTGGCAAGGTTGGCCTTGATGATAGACAGTGTGTCACGCACAAACAAAGAGTCCGGCATGCGCCCCCGCTGCACAAGGTCGAGCGTGCTGTATATGCTGGTTATAGGCTTACCGTCTGGCCCCTTCACCACTTCCGGCATGGATTCCAGCTCTTTGATAGCCCGCGCGCGTGCGTTGGGGCTATCATACGTTTCTCTGACTGGTTCGGTTGTATTGGTCTCGGGGTCAAAGGCGCTGTATTCCAGCCAGAAATCGCCTTCGCGAGCCAGCGGAAAGTATGGTTCAATTTCGTTCATGCTGAAGAACTTGGTATAGACGCTCTTCTTTATCTCTGCAGCCAGCTCAGGATTGCCCGACAGAATAAAGTCAATCTTGCCAGCAAGCGCCTCACGCAGCCGTTCGTATTGTTTGCGGTACAGTTGCCGCATGTTGTTGTATAGGTCATGACCACTCCTACCGATGGCCTTCCAGTCGGCCTGCATAGCATCGTACTGGCGCATCTTTTCAGAATCCGCGCCGTACTTCTTGAGTGCCACATCACGTGGTAGTGACGGGTCAACCTGATTGATGGTGGAGCGGTGTACAAGCCTGTCAAACAGTGGCTTCAAAGCCGTGTTGTTCTTCGTCCATTTCTGGGCAATATCCAGCACAGCATCTACCTCACTATCGGACTTGATAGCTGCTGCGTCGTGCTGGTCGATGGCGTTTTGTAGGTCCCGGGCACCAGAAATATTGAAGTATCCCGCTACGTCAGCCAACGCTTGGCTATTCATAAAACCAAGAACCGCGCGCTTTGCGCCGTAGGATGCCCCGTCCAGAACACGAGACGCATCATCGCCGAACTGTTGCCCAAACTCCTTGGTGCGGGCTGGGAACGAGCCGTCAATCGCTGCCACTCTGTTAAGGATGGTAGCAGCTTCTTGCGGGTTAGAAATATCGGTCGGGCTAACTGGGAAGTTCAGCATACGCATGACCATCTGGTCAGTCATGTCGAGAGCGTTGCTCATCTGTCTTGGTGGCAGTCCGAGCAGCCTACGGACAAGGTTCATAGCATCGTTTGCAATCCGCCACAGCGCGGAAAAACGACCGCCGTTAGGGTATATACTAGCGAGCTCACTCTGAAATCTTGGGTTTGAGAAAGCATCCGCCATGAACTCCATAACGTCGCGCGACCCGTTGCTAGTAGACAGCTTAGGCTTAACTTCGTTGAATAGAGCTTCCATGCGCTTACGTAGTGGGGACGCAGGGTTCTGCATCTCTTTGACCGTGGCGGCATGGGTCATCTCGTGCAATAGCGTCTCAATGCTAAACCCGATATCTTCGTCTATAAGGATTTCGCTAGGTCTACCCCGCGAAAGGCGACGGTACTGCCCGGCCAGCGATCTACCGCTATCGTCTTTCAGGTCTTTCACGATCCGAACAGAGGTGCCCTTCGCATAGGGAGCAAGGGCATTGGCGATGCGTTTAACGCGAGCGTTGGGGGCGTATAGCTCCAATGTACGAAGCGCCAGCTCAAGATCGCCGTTCCGCAGGGCGTTAATCACCGCAGGGTGCAGAGGCAAGTCTAGGTCTCGTACGTCTTCTGCGCGGTTAAAGTTCAGCGGGGTCGCATCCGCCGAAGAGTTACTACCGATTGCCTGTATAATATAGTCAGTGGTAAGCTCGATCTGCTTATTCTTTGTCATACCGGCAATGCTGCGCGGCTTTTGCACAGGCATTGGAATACGAGCGGCGGCGCTAGGCTCTTTCTTCGCCGATGCGGCATCAGCTACCTTTTGAGCGGCTAGGAGCTCATTGACGCGCTTAACACGCTCGCGTGCGGCTGCGGCTAGTTTTGCGGCATCTCCAGCTGCGGTGGTAGCTACAACGGCTAGTTCCGCATCTGCCACTTTGTTAACAGTGGCCTCGGTTGCTTGCACAACCAACTCTTGCTCGAAGATTTGACGTTCTTCGAGGTTAGCTGAACGTCCGCCGATGGCAGTTGAGCTTGCAAGTGAGGACGTTACCTTGTTAGGTACTTTAGTCTCTTCAGCTTTTTTGTACATCTGCCGCAGCTCGCGCACTTTGACCTGCACCTGCGGGGACATGTTAGCTTCTATCCACTCCAGAGCTTTCTCAGCCCTCTCCTGCGTCATGCCGGAGAAGAACATACGCTCTGCGGCGTTGACCGTTTCATCCCCGCCCGGAAGTAGGCCGATCTCTTTTTCTAAAGCCGTGGCGTTCTTAAACCGTTGGTTTTTCAGCTCTACGTCAGCGACGATAAACTCAATCGCATCAATAGGGCGCTTGAACCGAGAGAAGTAATTGTACGCGTTTTTAGCTGGGGCCTGCCCCTCTTTACCCTTTTTGTATCCGCCGGGGCGAAGCAGGGTAAGGATTTTCTGCTTATCTTGAGATGTTGTAGGGTCATCTTTAACAACCGCGTCCGGTGTAGAGTATGCAATGCTGAGCGAAGCTAGTTCTGGCTTGTTCACCATGTGGGCATCCCACTCGGCGTCAAGCTCGCTCTGCGCAGCCGAATTGGCCTCAGCCTCGGCCGCAATTTCACGCTCGTCCCGGGCTGTTTTAAGTGGGCGTAAAACGTCACGGATTTGCAGCTCAGTAGGAGACCCAGTCAGTACAGTGCGAGCCGGTTCAGGCGCAGGCTCAATTTCGGGTATATCTCGGCTCGGTGCGTAAACGTCCGAGTCCTCGAAGCGAGTTTTACCAGTAGGCTGCAATGTGCGCGGGTCAACTGTCGTGATCGTACCCGGAATGAGCTGCCTCGCAGCGCCCATACCCGCATCGTAGGGGGGAATAAAAGCGGGAGCCGCTGGCTCTTCTGGCGCTAGTGCACCTGACTCCGTTCCACCTGCTGCTCCAGCATCGACAGTAGGCTGCACACTACCTGCCAATCCTCCTGCTCCAGATGCTGCAGCGACTTCGGCGGTTTTACCCTTGCCTCGGGCCCCTGCGCCTTTTCCCACGCCCTGTGTACCACCCGGAACGCTAGTTCCAGCTTCGGCAAGCTGAGCTTCTGTACCTTCTCCGACATCTTGTACCTCCCGCTCCCCCGTATATGGGTTGTAACCAGCCTCTCGCGCAGCCGTATTTCGCCTCGACTCCTCAAGCATAGCCGTGAGTCTGTCAATCTCCGCTTGATTCTCGTCAATTTTTCTTTTGGTTGCCACGATTTCAGGCGTGTCGGCGACTTCTGCCGCGGCCTGTGGCTCTTGGCGTAGTTGATCCAGCGGTACCATCGAAGATTCTGTAGCGCCGAGAGCAAACACCTTCTGATACAGTGTGCCATCCGGCGCAGCTTTTGGTGGTTCATCTGCAACATCAACAGGAAAGTCATAGTCTGCGCTTACCCATATAGCTCTGCCGGGCTTTATCGCGGTAGCCTTTGGCGCTTCGACCTTTGGCTCTGCGGCCTGTGGCTCTTCAATCTTCGGCGCTTCAATCTTCGGCGCTTTGACCTTCGGCTCTTTGACCTTCGGCGCTTTGGCCTCGGGGAGCGTAACCGTCCGCTCAACCTTTGGCACGTCAGGGAACGTCATTTTCCCGGACGCCTTATCAAAAGAGATAAGACCCTCACTCTCCAGCGAGCGGATACGCTTAGTCAGTTCGGAGTACGGGATACCCAAATCCGCCATTGCTTTAGGATACAGACCATCCGAAGCGCGAAGTGCCCCTAGAGTGGTCTCAACATCAAATTCGTCGGAGTCAGGTGCAGGCGCAGCAGTAGCTGGCTGCACTGAGCCTCCCGTGGGCGTAACCGTGGGCGCAGCGGTAGCTGGCCGTGCTGAGCCTCCCGTGGGGGGCGTATCTGTAGATAGGAACAGTTCACCTTGCTCTTGCCCCGATACAAAGCCCGGACGAGTAGGCGGTGTTAGTTTCATCTCTGTCTGGGTTAATAGAGTAGCGGGGTCAATTGGAGGCTTAGCCTTAACATCAGGCTTAGCCGTGCGGCCCGGCAATAGATCAAGTAGACCCTGTACCAGAGCACCGACACCCGCGCCGTATCCAAGGGCTTCGCCCGTATCCGAGAACGTACCCTTTTCAGGGTTATAAATACCCTGTTCAATCAGATTCTGCGCAATGGTAGTGGCTGCTTCTTGCGCACCTTCAACGCCGCCTTCGGCAGCTGCGCGTGTAAGCCGGTTTATAATATTTGTAGTGGCAGTCTTGCCTAGCTCTCCTAGGAACTTGATTGGCAGCAGATCGAGCGCGCCGACAGGCGCACCTAGCAGTGCGGCCCGACTACGTTCTTCCTCAGTAGCGCCGGCGGCGCGAGCGCGTTCTGAAGCCTCACCTGCACCGGCACCGACGGAAAGAGCACCTGCGGCCGCAGGGCCAACGAAGGGAATAAGTGATGTAAGGCCAAGCGCGCCAAAAGAGCCAAGGGCTTCACTGCCCTTAGCGACTATGCTATCTTCCAAACCTATATCCGCTTGTGGTTTAAGCGCATAGGCTGCACCGCGAATACCCTCGCGCGCAGCTGTTTCGGCTTCTTCTGGTAGAAGCGCCGCGCCACCGAGTAGGGCAGACTCAAAAATACCTATACCGCCGCGAGCAATACCTTTAGGGATTTCGCCTAGGTAATTAGCAAAGCCTTCGCTTTCGCCTGTTTCCACAGGAGCGCCAAATTCTGCAGCGTACTCGGTCTGGAACGCGGACTCTTTTTGCCGAATCCTGTTGTCGATCCACATTTGTTCATCGACCGTAGGCGTATCGCCTTTGATTCTGAACCCGTAGCTCTGCCCGCTAATCGGGCCCGGAATGATAATTTCGGCCATACTATGCCTCACCAGCAGGGGTTATGAAGGGACGTCTTCGAATACTACACCGGGTGGCGTCGCAGGAGAAGCCCCTGTAGAAGCCCCTGCAGGAGCAAAACCAAATTGCGCAAGGTATTCGTTCCGCCATTGCTCTTTTTGTAAAAGTTTTTCACGTAGCTTATTGGCGGCTTCTAACTTCGCGAAGGGCTCCGCCACCGGATCAGATGCGGCTGCGCGTAGCGCCTCGATATCTGCGTCAAACATATCCAGTGAGCCTTCTGGGATAGCCCTACGACTTGCCCCACGAGCGGCGGATGCCGCGGCGGAAGCGCGTGCCATTCTAGCCTTCTCAAGTGCGGCCTGTAGACTTAGCTTATCTTCGTCGTACTTATCCCGCGCAGCGCGTAGCGCCTCAATACCCTTTAGGCCGGCTTCACCAACTGCACCGAGCAGTGTGGGTTGCGTCGAGGACATCATGCTTAGGCCGATCTGTGCCAGTGCAAGCCACTTGTCCTGCTTTGCGGCTTTTTCCCGCGCAGCAATAGCGTCCATAAGCTGCTGCTCGTACGGCGACAAAGCGCCGCCCCTACCGCCACCGCCACCGCCACCGCCACCGCCACCGCCTGTACCCCCGCTTGTTCCGCCGCCCTGAGAGGCGGTATCTGCCACAGGTTTTGCTGCGTCATTTGCCGTGGTTTTATCAGCTTCCTGAGCCGCCAGTCGGCGTTTAAGCATCTGCTCTACGCTTTCCGCGGGTACGCCACCCTCTTGTGTGGCCTCAGATTTTTTAGGGGGTACCGTAGTTATGGTACCATCTGGGCCGATCTTGATCTCCGTATTTAGGAGGTCAGGAATGCGGGCTAGGGAGTTTTCACCTAGGTTACGTTCCGCATTACCGCTGAGACCACTACGGTCTGGTGCGGGGGGCAGACGCACAAAAGGAGCGGCACCGGCGGATTGTCCTTCCGGTATCATATTTTCGGCAGCTACCTGATATTCTGGCTGACCTAGAAGATACTGGGCCATAAAACCTTGCGGTACGGCACTCGCCGGTTCTGACGGCAGCTGTGGGCCACCAGCGGGGCCACGGAGTTCTGATACGGGTAGGCCACCGAAAGCAAAATCATATTGTTCGGCAGCCGTTAGCGGCGTAGGCATAACATACGCGGGTTCTGCTGCAGGCGCGCTAGCAAAGCCGCCAGCGGGGCCACGTTGGTTAGGCACCGGGTAGGAAAGTAGGTTTTCTTGGTCGTATGTTTGCTGCGCAGTAAGCAGCTCGGGCATACCTTGCTCATATTGATCAGCGCCGCCAAAAGAGCGCGTTGGGTTAGCACCAAGCCCCACCAATGCTTCGTTTTTGACCTGCTCAAATGATGGGTAAAACTCATCGAGGCTAGTCTGCGTACCCCGAACAGGTAGGTTTTCGTTAAACGCATTTGGGATAAACGCGGCTTGACCCGCTGCGCGCCGTTGAACGTCCGCAATAATAGCAGCGGCACGCTCTGGGCCCACAGAAGTAAGATACTTATCGACGCTCATACCTTGCCGATTGGCCATGATGCGAAGCGTTTCGTCAGTTAGATACGCCGGAGGTCTCCTGTCAACTTCGTCGCCCTCTGCCATCTTCTTTACAGGCCCACCCCGTGCCATAGCCTGCACGCCCGTATTCTGCGCCATATCCGTCTGCGGTGCGAGTGCGCGGGCCATATCGGAAATCCCCCCTTGAGGGACACCTGCTGCTGCGACTGCTTCTTCCGCT